GGTCGGACCGGTGAAGCCTGCAGTTAAGTCTACAGGAAAAGCCAAGGGATTTCCTCATACAAAATATAGGATGGATTTAGGTCCACGACCGGCACCTAAGAGAAAGGGACAAGTTAAGTCTCATAAGCAGGAATATATTACAGGTCAACTAAGAGGGATGGAAGACAGTGTAGCTCGAAAGCTGGCTGATAGATCTTCTCCATTAACACTGAGAGCACACGAAGAAGCGTTAAGGATAAATGCAGAGAAAGTCCTTGATGATGCATACGCTGAGCTAGATTTTGCTAAGACCAGATTGAGAGAAGCAGAAGACCCGGGGCTGAAATTACGATTGCGGTTGGAAGATTATCAGAGAGAACTTGAAGCAAGTAAGAAAGGATTAAAAAGATTTCAAGCAACAGATGATCAGTTCAGAACAGCAAGGTCAGATGAATTTAGAATTAGAGATGATCTTGATCTAACACAACAAAGGTTGGATGACCTACCAGATCATCCAGATCCTGATATACTTAGAGAACTAGAAGATTTAGTGGATGAAGCTAGGGCTTATGTACTGATGGCTCAGGGGGGTGTTGGAGAAGTAGGCGAAGCCGCTGCAAGGGCTTCCGTTGGGAAGACTGCTAAGCAAATGACAGAATACGATGAACTACTTTATCGTGAATTTGTGCAGACACTTGAACGACATATTATGGGAAAAACTGTTAAAGGTGAAGTTGATAAGATTAGTGCAAGGATTAAACCTCCCGGTCAGATTAGAGAGGTACTGTTAGCATTGTTCAAGACTGATAAGACTGGTGCATATATGGCTGGTAAGGCTTTTGGTGAAGTGATACAGTGGCTACAAACATTTAGATATTCAGCATTGCTTGGAGCAAGAGCAGCATTTCACGCAGTCAATATATTTACTGCTCCTCAGATTATATGGGGTACATTAGGTGGAAGAGCGGCTGCTGCCTCTCTGTCTCCGCAGAAGATGATGCTGGCTCATAGGGTTTGGCAGGTAGGTAATCCGGCTGTTGGTGGAAAAATACCAAGAGGGGTAAAAACCTTAGGTGCACCTGATAGTGCAAGGCTTGCAATGCAGGATGCTATGGGCAGGAAGTATACCTATGGTGATATCTGGGAGATGGCAATAGGAACTGGTGGATTGAGATCTCAGACAAGATTAATTCTTGAAGCTGGAGAATTCAAACATATTCTTGATGATGCTAGATTTGATAAAGGATATAGAAGCTATGTTAAAGAAGGGATGGCTAGACTATATGGTCCACTTGCTGGTGCGGCTGCTGCTCGGACTGGTGAAGTGATACATCCATTGACAGCAGGTGCTGCACATTTAGGTGGTGCTGTGGCTCCTGTTCCTCAGAGAATTGGTGGTAAGGTAGTAGGACTAAAGCAGAATCCTTATGCAAGGTTCTTGGCTAATATGACTGAATACGAAGATCAATACTTTAGATTGACACAGGTGTTACACGCTATAGAAAGAGGTGATGATCCATTTATGGCAGTAGCTGCTGGTCGTAGATCATTGTTTGATTATGGTTCAATGACTGGTGTAGAGAAGTGGGCAGTACAAAGGTTTATGATGTTCTGGGCTTTCTTCAGATTGAATATGCTTAATACACTGGGTGTGCTGTTAAGTAATCCTAAGAGGTTTGCTAACATCTATAGAACTACACAGGCTCCGCAGACATTGAGAGAAAAGAAAGGTAAGGTACCTGAAGGGGTACCATTGATGGGTGGATATGAATTTGGTAATTCGTTTGGTGGATATAATACTGCTGAATTAGATTTCTATTCGCATCATTTCCTGCTGACTAGACCGATGATTAGTTATATGGAAGGAGCGGATAAGCAAAGTCATTATACCTTTATGCCTCCAGTTCCGATATTGGATGCAGCGGTTACAGCGTCAGAGATTATGATGGCTCCTAATTGGGATACAACTATTCAGCCATTTAGAGATTATGTGAATCCTGATTTGAAATTAATACTTGGACAGAAGTCAAGAATAGAATGGAAGAAAAAGTATGTAGATCCAAAGGATATATATTTGTTTACTGAATCAGGTTGGGGTGATTGGTTCTGGAATACTATGATTAAAGAGGAACCGACAAGGACACCAGCAGTGGCAGGAGAAGAACACTACGGTGGCTTCAGATACACTTTAAGTGATGAAGGTATGGAAAGGTATTTGTACTTTAAGAATACACTGGCGCCGTTCCTGACCGTACCCAGCGTTATGGGAACTGATACTATACCGTTGACACATTTAGTTTCTACAAAGCTTGGTGCACCAACAGGAATGTTTGGTAAGCAGTTCGGAGAAGAAGGCGAAGGTGATGTACTTGGATCATTAGGTATTGTTCGTAAGGTTGGTTCAATTCCTGTTACATCTCAGCGAACTATGCTTCTCAAAGAATTAGAGAAGAGATTAATAAAGATGGAAGAAGAGGCTGGTATACAAAATCAAGATCTGCAATATCAAGGTATAAATCCAGTGGAAGCAGAAAGAAATAGAAAGGTACAAGAGATGCAAAGAAAACGAGAAAAGGAGCGTCCTCGTTATCGTGAATGATTTAACATATTATCCTTATATAAGGTAGGAGGAGAAGAAGAATGCCTATTGCAAGAACATTTGCTATTACAGCCCCATCAGCACCGGCTACTTGGACACAAGGTATTGGTAGTGGTCAGGGAGATTCGGCTTGGAATGAAATAGATCTGGCTGATAATAGCTGGACAAGAACTGCTAATGGTACTACTGTAACTACATTAGCGGTTGACGGATCTAATAAGCATACATTTACTATGACGGCAATTGCTAATAGTGATGCTGATCTGTGTCCGTTAACTGGTGGTAATTTTACTGGAGATACTTGGACTAAAGATCTACAGATGCCAGACAATTCTCAGATAGTTGGTGATGATAACTGGATCCTAGTAATGGAAGCACACATATATGATCCGGGTGCAGATAAAGCAAATATTGGTTTGACCTTCGGTGTCTGTGCAGATGCTACAGCTACAGTAATAAATGATAGAGCATTCTTTGGTACACTGGTATACGAGACTGATGCGGCTACAGTTCAGTACGGAGGTGGTGTACAGTGTAGAGGAGCAATGACAAAGAACAGCAGTACAGCGATTGATCGGGTATATAATGTTTTTACTTTTAGTCAGGGTTTGGCAGGTGCTGGATCATTCCATACATTCTCAGCGGCTAATGCTACATTGGGTAAGGGAGCAAGGCAGGCGAATTACAATTGGGTTGGGAATCCAAATATAAAGTTATGTGTGCAGGTAGGTTGTCGTCAGAATAGTGACACCTATGCTGCAGGAAAAAAGATGTTGATCAATATGAGATACAAATTAATTAAGTTGTCAGATCTACCGTAGGAGGAAGAAGAAATGGGCGCAACAGGAAAATATATACATTGTAGCAGAGATGTTACAACAGGTGCAATTGCTTTAGCGGCTGCATATAATCCCGGATTATATCATACTATTAGATGTAACAGTGGACTGGATGCACGGACACAGGATAACCAAAGGTTATATATGTCAGGTGTACATATTCAATTGGCTAACTTAGGAGGCGGTGCGGCTACAGTAACATTTAATCTTAGTGCTGATGCTGCTGGTGATGTTATCATTGTACCAGATACTGCGTGTACAATTACACCGGGGTTGACGACAGCGACAGTCGGATTAGGTTCAGCGTTAGTAGATGTAGATTATGTATTAGGTGCAATGGGATGTACTGACAATACACTTTATCTACACGCTAAGATAAATGCTGGTACTGCTAATATGACATTGACTGCAATTACTTGGGAAGAATAGGTTATGGAATTTGAAGCATTGGCTGCGTTGATTGCTGGTCCGTGTGGAGGATTAGTTGTTGCTGTTTATTTTCTCAGGTCTTTTATTTCATTTCAGAAAGATACTATTGCGAAAGTATTGGAAAGTGCAGATGATGATAGAGAATTGTTTAGGTCGGCTCTTAGTAAGATTGATGTTCGCTTACAGTATCTTGAGAAGTTGGTTGAGAAACAGTGTAGGTGTGATAAGTAAGATGGGATTCTATGAGAGCGATAGGATTCGGCGTAAGCAGAAGTTAGTTAAAAAGATTATTAAGAAGAGGGAAGATATGGGTAAGGCAGAAGAAGTAAGTGTTAGTGTAGCGGACGATCTATTGAGGTTGCTCTGGAAAGTATTCAAGTATGGCAAAGGTGGTTATACAAAAGAAGAAGCCAGAGATCTCGGAGAAGACCTGCTGGCTCTTGCATTTGAAGTACTTGAGAAAGCACTAGATAAGGAAGACTAAGCGATCATAGATCCAGTGATAATCTTAATTACATTGGACTTGCGTTCAGCGTGGATATCTTCAAAGTCGTTGGGTTGATTATTTTTTAAGTCAGCCCAGTGTCCTTTGTTTAGTATAGTCCAGATGCGTTTGCATTGTGGTACATTCTTGATGGATGGAATGATATGTCCAGTCCAGTATAAAGTATCCTTGAGAGGGATGATGGATTTGAATCCGTATTCCTCAGCAGTAGGCATATCGCCGTGTGGTACTTTATAGATGAAGCCGGGACAGTCATTACGATTATCCATATTCTGATGTGCTACACCCATACGACAGTTCATTTGTTCCATCTTTTGAAAACGCTTGTATAGTGTTTTGGCGTGATAGAAATGAGCAGTATAGTTTTTCATATTGACGAAGCAGATTAGATCTATCATATCAATGTTGGTGTACCATTGAGGTCGTTTAGATTTCTGATCGTCCTGATAGATTTCAAATACGAAGTCGCTATAGCCTACTTGGTTCCAGTCTAATGCCTTGACCTCTATGTTCATAGTGGCTCCGGATTTCATTAGTGCTGTAAGATCGTAGGGGAATATACGATAGTCCATCTTTTGACAAGGATGGTTATGTTCCTCAAATGCTAAGCGTACTGCTTGCTCTGTCCATTCTGCTTTGATTAGGTCTGTGTTGAAATTTTGCATAGTAGTTTTCTCCTTATTGTTATTACTGTTATGCAGCATCAGATTCTACTGGTGTAGGTAGTGATGCCTTCAAGGTAAGTCCCTTGAATTTGTGGATTAGTTTCCGTTTATGACTGTGGAAAGTTTGTCGTGTAACAATCTTGCCGGGGTAATTCAGAACATATTTGTAATGTTCGTCGTATACGATATCGTCCAGTCCAGTCATTGACCGGAAGATAAAGCGTTCTCGTTCTGTTGCGTGATATTCGCAGAAGTCAGAGATAAGTTGATAGATAGATTTGTTTGTCATTAGTTCCTCCATATTATCTATTGTACTATAAGTTAGACTATTTGTAAAATCTTTTAGTTTATATTGTAATGTTCGCTTATACCTTTTGGATTGTTTGCGAAGCTTGTATGAATACCAGTCCCTGAATATCTTGATAGATAATGGTTTGAATTGTTCAATGGGTAGGTCTATAAATTTAGTTAGTGCTCGTTGTTCCTCAGAATAAAATGCTGCTGAGGTAGAGAGAATAGATCGTTCTAATTTATCTGATGGATTCCAGACACGACAGGTATCTCTAAAGTATTCAGCCTTCTTGACTTGATGTGTCATACAGAGAAGAGCGTGAAAGTATGAGGCGATGCCGTTGCGGTCAGTTAATAAGAAATGGATCTTATCGTCGGGTAGTAGTTTGGATTGCATTGGTAGTAGTTCCTATGTTTTGTACTGTATATATAGTATACCAGATTATTAGTAGATTGTAAACTATTATTTTTATTATTGTTAATATTTATTGTCCATATAGTAAATAGGTATGTACAAAAGAAAATGCCAATTTAATTTGAAATAAAATAAAAAAGACCCCGACCCTGAAACTACTACATAAAAGGGAAGGGGTCCGAAGTCAAAGTCCAGAGCCAAAGGAGAATGGCTAATCCATATGGACGACCTCTAATATATTATACATTGTAAAATGCAGATGATCAAGAAGAATTGAAATAAATAAAAATGAAAATAAATTAAAAAAAGTCTTTACAATTTTCTGGGTAAAGCAGTTAGTATAGATGTAGGTACGGAATTGGTAAACAGACGACCATATGAGAATGGATTTCTGAAAGAATAAATACTGAGGAATATAGAATATATTATAGTAGAGACTGAGGGGTGAAAGTTCTGATAGAATATTTCTTATCAAGACCGAAGGAACTGAGGTCTTGTTAGTTGTTAGATTATTTAATTTGAAAGTTGAAAGTTAGAAGTTAGATTAAAGTGATAGTGTCCTTCAGATTAATTTATTAATAAAATTATTTATTTAATATTATTGTAATAGAAGATTAAACAAAATGTTATAGTTGGTTATTATATATATAACTGATTGATTGAATGGTTTGATTGATTGGTTGAAATAATAAAGGAGAAATAAAATGTCAGTAAGTTATAGAGATTTAGAGAAAGAGAAGAAGAGATTAGAGAGAGAGGAAAGGATAGTATTGGAGGAGATTAATATGAAGAGAGATTATTATGAGATGATGTTTGGTGAGGATAGTAAAGAGGAGAGAGGAAAGTTAGAAGAGATTAGAGAAGAGAAGGAGAAGTTATATGAAAGGAGAGAAGAAAGTATTAGTGAATGGGGAAGTGAGGTAGAAGGAAAGTTGATAAGGGTTAGGACGAAAAGTATTGGCTACTTTGGTGTTGGTGTAAAGAATGTGAGAGGTAGGATTAAAAGAGGAGAGGTAGTAGTTTGTATGGGTAGTAGGAAGGAGAATGAGAGAAGGTTATTGTGTATGTATAATGGTGGCTTGGTTAGTATTAGTAAGAAGCAAGTGATTAGAGAATGTGATGTGATTGACGAGGCGTAGTAGATAAGAGATAGATCCAGTGGTTGTAATGGCTGCTGGATTTATTTTATTTATTTGTAATAGAAGGTTAAACAAAAGTAAAGGTTATGGTATAATATATATATGAGGTTAGGGGATAGCTCATTAAATAAATCCTCAGCATTTTGATAAAGGAGATAAAGAAATGTTAAGAATTCAAGAGAATGTATATATGATGGATGAAGAAGGTAATAAGTTTATGAAGCTTATGGATGCTGAAGAATGTATTGCCTGTTATTGGGTGAGGGCAGTAATTGGTTTGAAGGATGGTATGGATCAAGTGGTAGGTAATTATTTCTTCAGTAGATTAGAGGATGCAGAAGATAAGATGAGGATGATAAGAAGAGAGGAATATTTTATTAATGAGGAAGGAGAAGATGTATTGTTTGGAGATGAAGAGAAGTGGGGTAATGCTTCAGCTTGGATTAAGCCTATTAGGGCAATGAGGTAGAGATATAATTAGAAGCCCTTGGCTGTACGCTGAGGGCTTCCTGTTTTACTAAATGGTAGTTTATATAGGTGGATTAATAGGATGGCTTAGAAGACAAGGAGAGGCGTTGTATGAAATGGAAGAAAGGAGCGGAGGATAAAAGAAAAAATGAATGGAAGATTATTAGAGGAGATAGAACAGTGACAACATTGACGGCAGAAGAATTAGCGTGGAGAAGAAATAAGATAAGATATCTAAGAGAGATAGATTGGAAGAAGATAAAAAGAAATAATGTAGAATTAGTTTCTTTAATATTTGCTATAGCAGAGATAAAGGCTAAAGAAGATAATGGTATGTCTCAGCGTAATCAGAAGAATTTCTATGAGACAACTTGTGATAAGACTTTAGATGAGATATGGAAAGATATAAAGGGAGGCAAGTATAATGGAAAAGAAAGGTGTATACAGATTCTTTATTATGATTGATGGCATTGGTAATAATGTAGATGAGGCGTTGGTAAATGCTATGAATTCAGTAGGGATAGAAGATCCAAATAAATTGACTGGAGATATAGACTATAAATTAATTAAAGAATATAAAGATATAGTGTATGTGCATAGTAAGGTGGGTGAAGCTTAAAGAATTCTTTACATAAGTATCTGGCTGGTGTATAATACTATTGTATACTATTTTACATTTTGATTATTTATATGAGGTGAATACTTATAGTTATTACTAATTATTATAGTAAGATGTTCAGTTGATTTATGTAAATAGTTAAATGAATGGATACTAATGTTAAGGAGACTATAAGGTATGTGTAAAATCGAAACGGATGAGAATAATAAAAGAATTAGAAAGGAGAGGTATAGAAAGTTCAAGGATGATTGGCGTTATATTGGCTGTGATACTTGGAGATTAGATAAGGTCAGTGGACATTATTCCCCAGAAGATGAATGGATTAATCAGATTGATAACGAAAACATTATCACATTTCCCCCTCAGATAGCATTGGTCGATTGGATCGCAGATGTGCTGGAGGAAAGGGAAGCAAAAATAATAAATGATTTTGTGTGGGAAGGTAGAAGTATGGATGAGATAGGAAAGGAATTAGGTTATACAAGACAGAGGATATGGCAGTTGTACAAGCAAGGGCTAGAGAAGATAGGCGAGATAGTGGGAGATGCAGAACAGTTCAAGGCTCTGTTCATTATGGAAGGGAATGGTAGAGATAAAGAGAATAAGGAACAACCTCATTTGGCGCAAGCCAAATGAGGTTGGTGTAGAAGATAAGAATCTGAGATTAAAGAAGATAAGAATTAAATTAATTAATTCTGTAAATATAGGATAGGGAGGATATAATAAGAATGAAGAAAACTACATTCAAAGCGATCAAGGATCGTGATATAGAAACGGTGTTATGGGATTTAGTGGATGAAGCTATGAGGGAATTTAATGTGTCTCGGAATTGTAAGATAGGGAGACAAACATTTAGTAATATCCTCAGTACGCTAAGTCAGATGGAGATGTTGAGACGAAGAAGAGAAGATAAGAATTATGATAAGAAGATAGAGCAGGAAGAATATGATATGAAAGATTGGTTGACAGTATTGGATGGTACAGGAAAGTAATTGAATAAGTGAATGAGATAAGTGAATGAGATAAACCCAAATTCGCAAAGCGAATTTGGGTTGTAAGAATAGTAAGGAAATAAAATGTTTAAGTTGGTGTTAGGTAAGTTGGATGTGGATGTGAGGATAAAGAAGGATAGAAGGAAGAATCAATATAGTAAGTCAGATCTATCGGTGAAGATAAAAATAAAATATGATGATGATTGGATAGATGTGGATATTGATAAGGGTAAGTTAAGAGATGTGGTTGATGATTGGGTAAGTGATATAAGTGGTTAGGTTAGTTAGGTTGGTTTGGTTTATGTGGTAATGGTTAATGTGGTTAATGGTTTTGGTTATGGTAATTAATGGTAGAAAAATATAATGGTTAATAATGAAATGAATAGTGAATCATATCTAAACTGTAAAAATATAAAAAATATATATAAGGTATATAAGGGGTATATGTTATCATATAGAATTTATCTATATGATAATAGCCCAAAATTATTTGGCACCATTTTTTCCACATTGACATTACTATTGTTAAAGACGGAGAAACCAATATATGCTTAATGATAAGCTGCATAAGGTACTGGATGATCCCCTACAGTTTATTAGTCGTCTAAAGATTATTAATAAATTAGGAGAACTATGTAACTTACGCCCTACCGCTGAGCAACTGAAGATGTATGAGGCATTGGAAGGGGATAAGGATTGTTTATTTCTGAAGCCAAGACAGATAGGCAGTACTACATTTGTTTCAGCGTGGTTATTCTATAAGTGGTTCACGGCGAAGGAACCTATCACAATCGCTATACTAAGCCATAAGATATCCTCAGCGAAACATATGTTGGCTATGTATAAGCGTTTCTATAGTACATTGCCGAAACAACTACAACGAGAATTAATTGTTGAGAATACTACTGAGATGATATTCGCAGATACAGGTGCTAAGATTATGGCGGTGTCTGCTGAGGGGAAAGGTGGACTTAGATCTTTTACTTGTAATTTCTTGCATATGTCTGAATATGCTTTTGCTCCTAATCCTGAAGAACTTAAGGCTACTGCCATAGGTGCTCTTAATGGGAACAGGTTAATCATAGAGAGCACTGCGAATCATTATGGTGATGCCTTACATCAAGAAGTCATCAAGGCACAGAGAGGGGAAGGACATTGGAACTATCAATTTTTTCCGTGGTTTGAGCATCCGAATTATGTTGCTGATTATCCTGAAGGCTGGAAGCATACCGACTTGGACTATCAGAAACATCATCTGCTCAGTCAGAACCAGATGTACTGGAGAGCCAATATGATCCATAGGATTGGCGCAGAGAAATTTAGGAGGGAATATCCGGCAACATTGGAAGAAGCATTTGCACAAGCAGGTACAGCGTATTTCTCTGATGAGGATCTACGGTACATTGAAACGAAGAATGTTGAGGCTGTTAACAATAAAAAATATATTTGGACTGAGCCTGATCTTAACAGTTCTTATGCTATTGGTGTGGATGTTGCTTCTGGTAGAGGTGGTGACTATTCAGTCATTACCGTTATGGATAAGATTAGTTATCAGCCTGTGGCTATGTTTCGTAGTAATACAACAGTTCCTGTGGACTTGGCTGATAAGATTATTATTTTAGCGACGAAGTATAATGAGGCTAAGGTATTGGTGGAAGAGAATAACTGGGGGCTTCCTGTCCTGAATGAATTAAGAAACAGAGGGTATTACAACCTCTGGTCTGATCAGAAGGGTAAGGACTGGATAACAACTACGAAGTCCAAGATCATTCTATTTGAGGAACTTAAGGCGCTTCTTTCTGAGGGTGTTATTACACAACTAGACAGCATTACTTATACGGAACTTCGTTCCTATCAATTAGATGATAGGGGTCTGGCTCCTAAGGTTCCATCTAATTTGGATCATCACGGTGATACTGTGATTGCTCTGGCATTGTGTTGTCAGTGTCTTAAGCAGGTTCAACTACATAAGTCGGCATACCTTCCTGACTGGATTAAAGAAAGAAGGGTTCAACGGGTATTGGATACCTCATTCGGTCAGAAGGAGAAGAGGTATTAATTTTACATATTATACATTAATAGGGAATCTAAAGAATGGCACTAACACATAGTGAAAAGAACGGCTTTGTCCGTGCTGTCGTTGCAGAGCACGAAGCCTTGTGGTCCGAGAGACAAAGCGATATGCGTAAGTATAAGGCTGCGTATATGACAAACTTCTATAAGGAGAGGAATGCATTTGATACACACGCTCAATTGAGGGTGGAGACTTCGGATGCATATGCTTATATTGAAGGCTTCATTGCAAGTCTGTTTAGTAAGGCACCATCTATTGAGATAGGTGCTGATATTCAGGGTAAGGGCAATAAGAATATGATTAAAGAAATTGCTAATCGTTTCTTATTTGAACAGAAGACGCAGTTGGAATTGGCTTCCAGACTGGCTCTGATTTATCCTAATAGTTTTATGAAGCTATACCCTAAGGATAGTAACAACATACTTGATCGTGTAGGTATCAAGGCTCTTAGTCCTTGGGAAGTTATAG